GACGGGGCATTTGGGGTTGGGTCGAACCAGAAGCTATAGCAAGCTGTAGCTGCGCGTTCGACCCAACTCCTGATGCCTCCCAAGCGCCCCTCTTCCGCCGCATTGACGGCGGAAATCGTGCCCACAGCCCCCGCCCAGGACGGCCCAGACTCCAGCCCCAGGGCGGCTTTACTGCCGATCAGCAAGCTGATACCAGATCGAAAAAATGCCCGCCGCCGCACGCCCCGTTCTCGCGACATGTTGGCCCGCTCGATGGAGGAGTTTGGCGCTGCCCGCTCGATCGTGGTTGATGAAAACCGCCGGGTGCTGGCCGGCAACGGCACGGCGGAAGCGGCCATAAATGCAGGCATAGACAGGGTTTTGTTTATCCCCAGCGATGGGAACACCCTGATTGCCGTCCAACGGTTCGATCTGAGTGAAACCGAAAAAACGAGCCTGGCCCTGGCCGACAACCGCACCAGCGACACATCTGAATTTGACGGGGCGATGCTTGCCCAGCTGGTGGAGGAGGATGCCCAGCTGGACGTCTCCCCCTGGTTTTCCGAGGAGGAATTTGCTGCGCTGGTGGCCGGTGACCAGGTGGATGAGGATGAGACGGAGCCGCCGGCCCCCCCCAGCAAGCCCGATTCAGGGCTTGAGATCAAGCTGCAGTTCGCAACCCAGGAGGAGTTCGATCGGTTTGGCTCCCTGCTGGTGCAGCTGGCCGCCGCACTGCCCGAGCCGGCGGAGCTGACCGGCCGGCTGGCCCTGGTGATCGAGGCCTACCTCGACCGTGGAGAACGCCAGCGCCAGCGCCGGCAGCCCAGGGCATAGGCCGCAGCCATCGGAGGCGGTGGGGGCGGTGGCCGCGGCGCCCCTTTGCCCTTGCCAGATCGTTACGGGCGTGCTACCATTTATGCACCGGGGCCGAGGGGCCCCACAACCCAACAACGAAATGAATTACGAAGCTGCCTACTCTGGAGCCCGATACGACTACACAGAAGCGTTCTATTTCCAGCTTGAGAAGAAAGAGGGCAGCAGAGACGCACTCCTGGCGCTAACCAGCGGAAAGCCTCGCGGACAAGTCGAAGCCTTCATCCACAATTTTTTTGCTGGGATGGTTCCCGAAAACACCGCAGCATCTGCTCTGCTCCACCGGGCGCATTGGTTTCTGTTTGACGAGGAAGCGATCCTCGACGCACTTGAAGCCGCGCCATGGAGTGAAGACGCCTAATCCCCTAGCAGATTGTAAATCCCACCCACCAAAACAACATGGACTTCAGCAGCAACTGCTTTTCAATCAGGCATTTCCAGAAGGAAGAATTCCCTTGCCAAAAAATAGAGTTCTCGGTCGTTAATCATGGCCCAGTCCGCCCCGATCTTGAAGCCGCCATTGCACAGGCAAGCTTCGCACAAGGCTTTGTCGCTATTGATGTGCGCCCCTTGGAGATTGCAGAGCAACCAGCCAAAGCGTCAACTACGCAGCAAGCTAATAAATTGCTTGAGCAGCTAGAGTCTGACATCTGGGCGCTTATGGACGCGTATCGCGACGCCACTGGGTTAAGCCCAGTGCAAGTTCACCTGGGGCATATTGATGGGGTCTGCCTTCCCGGGATTCGAATGCATAGGGTGCTAACAAGCATCAAAGTGATAGTGGGGTTGTGATGGCCACCTACTTTGTTTCATACCTGCAAGGCGCCGCTGTTGGCGCCCTGGTTATTCTGCTGGCCGCCAAGATCAGGCGCAGCATGGCCTGGCGCTGCCGGTACCCTTGGGGGCCACCACGGGGCAGCTACGGGCTCCCCACTGGAAGCCAAGTAACCGGTATTGCCCTGGGCGACATTCCTGCTGGCGCCCCGGTCCGCTTCAGCGAAGGCCTTACCATCCGGGGCAACGGCAACGGCGGGCCATCCACTCCAAAGCCGCCATTCAGGCCAGCTTCAGGTTCCGGTTATCAACCTCGACCCCATGGCGGCACCCCAATCCCTCCACCAAATGCCCCCTGACCCCACGGCCGCGGCCAGGATGCAGCGGTGGCGCGATCGTCAGAAGGGGCTGGGGCCGTTGCGGGATCGGCCCACCTGCCAGAGCTGCGGGAAGCGGCACACCGGCGCCAAAGGCCCTTTCTGCCGCCTTTGTTGGCAAAGCCAGACCACAGAAGGCCGGGCGGAGCGAGCCGCCAGAGTCGCCAAGGCCAAGGCCAAGGCCAAGGCCAAGGCCAAGGCCAAGGCCAAGGCCAAGCCGCAAACTGGCGCATAGCAGTTCAAGCCATGCCCACAGCCCTGCCCACAGCCCTTGGCAGCAACGGCACACCAGCGGAAGCCCAGGGCCAGGCCGCACCCCCCGCTATCGACTGGGCCAATGTGGCCAGTGAGGTGAGGATCATGCGCCAACTGGATAGACGCCCTGGCCAGCACCACCAGGGCCCAAAAAGCCAAGTCCCCACCACCAGCCACCAGCTGAACATCACCGGTAGCCGCCCCCATGCAGCCGTGATGCATTGATGCCGTGTTGCCTATCCTGGTGAATCGCTATTGATTCGTGAGCAGACTCCCTGCGCCAAAACCTGCGGGGGGTGACGGCTCAAAGAGACCAGGCAAAAAGAACCAGCCAACAAAGTTAGAAAAAATATTCAGAATGCGGGAGCTGCAGACACTCTGCAGAAATGGCTGCAGCCCGCTGGAATTGCGTGATCATTGCGAAAAGAAGTGGGCAATGCCGCGCCGCACTGCTAATAAATATATCAAGGAGATGTATGAATCCCTTGAAGAAGCGCTTACCTGCATCGACAAGCGGCGCATAGCGCTGATTGTGTATTATCGCCTAGAAAATAGCTATAAAGTTGCCAGGGCAGCGAATAATCCCAGCGCCATGATTCAAGCCTGTGTGGCGCAGGCAAACCTGTTTGTGGAGCGGGCCCCGGATGACGCTGTTGCGGCCAACCAGCAGAGCCGAGAGGCAGCTGTTATCGACCCGGCTGAGGATTTTGATTAGCAATGACATCCCTGATTGTTCGGCCGCCCAGCATCGTTGATTGGTATTCACGGGATCCGCTGGTGGGTGGCCCAGCCAAGGCCAACCCATGGGATTCACTGCCTGGGAAGTGGCCAGATTTTGCGGCGCAAACCAAGATTGCCTCTGCCGGCAAGTACATCCCTTTTATACCGTTTGCTGCACAGCGGGAGCTGATAAAAATACACCGCAAGGTGCAAAACGTCTATGTACTGAAGAGCCGGCAAACTGGCATTTCTGAAACGGTAATCAACTACAAATTTTGCCAAGCCTGCCGCCGGCCGGCCTGGACTGGGGTGGCGTTCAGCAAAACTGGCGATGACGCCAGCGAGTTGGCAGCCAGAATCAAAGGGCAGGCGGCCTCGCTCCGCGATCGATGCCCGAAGTTTGCCAAAGAATCCGCAAGGAAACTGGTCTTTGACGGCTTTGGCGCGTTGCATTTTTTGCCGCCCACCGAGCGGGCTGCCAGGGGAATCCCGTCTGCCGCCTCAATCCTGTTTGACGAAGCCGCCTACATCACCAGGTTGAGCGGCATCGAGCAAGGCGCACTGCCCTCCACCTCGATGTTGGAAGACATGGCCCGCCATCTATGGATTACCACGCCAAATGGCCGCAGCGGCACCTTCTCAGACCATTGGCACGAAGACCACGGTGAGGTGGTGGTGGATCCCACGCCCATGGGGGTTAATGGCATCCCTAGGCTGCGCATCTCTCCCGACAATCAATACGCCAAAGTTTGCATTCATTATTCCCAGCACCCAGTATATAGTCAGGATCCAGATTGGGCGGAGAAAACCCGCCGCAAACGCCAGCTGACAGAACAGCAATGGCGCAGTGAATACGAACTCGACTTCACCGCATCCGACTACGAAATATACGCTCACGATCTGATCGAGCTGGCAGAGGCCGCAGGGGGCTGGGATGCACCTACCTGGGGCCATAGCTATGTGCTGGGCATTGATCCGAACGGCGGCGGTGGCGATGCCTTCTGCGGCCTGGTGCTGGATGTATCGGCGAGTCCCTGGCGGGTGGTGGCCGGCTTCAACGAAGCCGGCTGCAGCCGGGATTACGGCCTGCAGCGCTGCGCCAGGCTGATTGATGAATATCAGCCCACTCTGGTGGTGGTGGAAAAAAACGGGGTTGGGGCAGCAGTTGGGGAGGCTCTGTGTCTGCTGCGGCCAGGCACCGAACTGGAAGAGGTTTACACATCCGGGCCAAGCAAAATCATGATGAGCGATCGGCTGGTGCTGCTGCTAGAGCAGGGCGAGCTCACGATTCCCCCCAACAGCTACGTGGGCCAGCAGATGCGCAATTTTCGCCAAACAGAAAAGGGCGACCGCAAAGCCGCCCCAGGTCACCACGATGACGCGGTAATGGCACTGGCCATGGCCGGGCATGCTGGCGCCAGGATCAGGCCGCTAATGAACAGCTGGATCACAATGATTTAGCGGCTAATAAACTGCCGTATTAGGTTTCATGCTGATCACAATAGACTTAACAATGTCAGCCCAGCAATCATCATCCTTGATCCATTTGGGCCGGCGAAGATAAACCAGCGGGCTAACGCAAGAACTGGAGTGCCCCCAGATGGCCAGGCTTCCCTCTATCGCCTCCACGCTGTAACCAGTAAGAATGAAATCATCGGCCGGCTCTGTTGATTCAGCCATTGAGTGGTGTGGGGTGTTGTGCAGGATGTGGGGCCCCTGAGTTGGGGCCCCTTAGAGATCAGGCCGCTATGCCCTGGGGGTGCGGGCGGCGGCGCACCAGGGCAGCCACGTCGTCGGCATCCCAGCCATCAGCCTGGAGCCAGCCGGACAGGGACAAACGACGGCGAGGGGCAGGGGCCAACACCGGCAGATGGGGGGTTGCTGGGGCTGTGGGCGCCACTGGTGCGGTTGGCTGCTGCTCGGCTGGCTGCTCGGCTGGCTGTTCAGCCTCCTGCTGGTGCCGGGTGGGATCGGCCAGATCCCCGGCGATGGCGGCCAGCCAATTGTTGACCGCCTCCACCGCCAGGCGGGTGGCGCGGCCTGCCTGCCAGGTGCCCAGCACGAGGGCACCGGCGAGCTCGACGGCCAGCCAGATGGCGGCGATCACCGGCAGGGTGCGCTCGGCCGCGGCCTTCAGGTGCTGGCCCCAATCGGCGCGGGCAACCGTTTGCAGGTGAGGGGCAGAAGCCCTGGCCGCTGTCTCGACAGAGACCGCAGCGGCTTCAATTGTGGCGAGGAAACTGGTCATTTCTTTTGTTGGTGGTGGGACCCCTCGGCCCCGGTGAATAAATGGTAGCACGTCCGTAACGTAACCCCGAGACGTGGGGTCAAATTCATTTACGAAACGCAATGTTTGGCCTGGCCGTTCTTGGTAGTGGACGCCAATGGGGGCTGCTCAGGGTTTTGGATGGCTTTGTTGGCCAATGAACCACGGTCAGCCGTTCGATTTCTGGCCAGGGACTACCGGGTTTCCTAGCCTGGCCCTGCCAATGCGCAAATCAGGTGCAGGTCACTGCGGCAATCATGGTGTTGTGGATTTTGTATTGCGCCAGCCGCTTTTGGAGCTGGCATCGACCTGCCCGGCTGTCGCTGCGAAATCGGGCCCTGGCTCTGGCCGCCGGCTCTGGCCGCCGCAGGGCTCGATACCGGAGCCAGAGCCGGCACGTGAATCGGGCCTGGCTAGCCAAGCCGCTAGCCAGGCAGCAATGAGAGCTGCAATTGCTGGCAGGCTGCCGGCACTGGAGCCAGCGCCGCGCCATAGCCCACCTGCAAGCCGGCATCCTGCTGGGCTACCAATGCCTGCAGGTGAGCTATGGCGCGGCGCTTGAGTTCTCCCACCGCGCTCACCGAAATATTCAGGATCTGGGCCACCTCGACTCGGGGCACCCCCTCCACCACTCGCAGCTCCCATACCTGGCGTTCGTTATCTGGCAGCTCCGCCAGCAATTTGCACACCAGTGCCTGTCGCTCGGCCCGTTCCAGCGCTTCGTATTGATCGTCCTTCCCACCTGTTGGGCTGGCCTGCAAATCCTCAATGCAGCCGCCACCACTGGGCAGCAGTACCGAGGTACTACCGCATGCCCTGGCCCGCATTGCATCGCGGAGCCGCACCATGGTGTCAGGCAGCTCCTTGAGCCCGGCCGCCACCAACAGCTCTTTATCGCTGCGCTGCCCGGAACATCCGTCCAGCTGTCGCCTGACCTTGAACAGGTCGTCATTCGTGCTGCCTGGCACCCGAATCAGGCTGGCCTTATCAATTACATAACGCAGGATCCGCTGCTTTACCCACCAATACGAATAGGTGGAAAACATGTAGCCCCTGCCGGGGTCGTATTTTTCGGCTGCCGTGGTCAGGCCCAGCGAGCCCTCCTGGATAAGGTCCTCCAGTGGTATCCCTCGTGATTGGTATTTTTTGGCCACGTTGACTACCAGTCGCAGGTTGCCGGTCACCAGACGTTCCCGGCCCTTGAGCCCAAATCGCCTCACGCGGGGAGGCGCTGCATCCGGGCCTCCGGACCAGTCCTGCCAGGCGCGAACGGCGCGTCCGTACTCAATTTGTTCTGTAGCCGTTGGCACTGGATAATGCTCCAGGCTGTTCAGGATCGAGTCCACCACGGTGGGCAGCCGCCGTTGAGCCATGGCCGATCCGCAGTGCATCGCCTTCTAAATGTACCGACGCACCATCCCGGTTGCAGGATGAAGCAGTGGCTGAGGTGTTTTTATCTGGCCGCTGCCTAGCCTGGCCCAGGTGCCATCCCCCATGTCCGGTCAATCCCTGCTGCCAGAGGAGCGCAACGATGGCGTGTTGATCAATGCGCTGACGCGCATGGGCACCAGCCGTGACCGCTCCAGCTACACGGCCATAGCTCCGGTTCGCTTGCTTCAGGAGGAGGAGCTGAACAACCTCTACGTGAGCAGTTGGCTTTGCCGCCGGGTGGTGGACCTGGTTGCCAGTGAGGCCACCAGGTCCGGCTGGGGTATCACCGTGGGAGGCGATGTGAATGAGGCCCAAAAAAAGCGCCTCGACAAACTGGTATCGGCCGGGGAAAGCCTGGGCATTCGAGATCATGTGCGCGAGGCCTTGCGCATGGCACGCCACCATGGCGGGGCGGTGATTGTGCTGTTGCTCGACGACGGGCTACCAATCAGCGAGCCCGTGGATCCCAAACGGCTGCGCTCGATCCGGGGCCTGTACGCAATGGATCGCTGGCGCATCTGGCCCGCCCCTGGTTGGTCTGGCGTGGGTGCTCCGGAGCGTTATCAATTTGTTGTATATCAAGACGACGATTTGAGGCGAGTGGGAATGGATGAAAAGGAAATAGGGGTGCCAATTCATAGTTCCCGTTTGCTGCGCTTTGACGGCGACCCCCTGCCCCACAGGCTCAAAAGCCTGAATAACTGGTGGGGCGTGTCTGTGCTGCAGAGCCTCTGGGAGGTGTTTAAACGATATGAAACCGGACAAAAAAGCGGATCGGCCATCCTCGACGATTTCAGCCTTTTTGTGCAAAAAATAAGGGGTTTAGGCCAGATGGTGGCCAATGGAAAGGAGGCGGCCATTCAGGCCCGGCTGGAACTAAACGGCCTATGCCGGTCTGTGTTGGGAGGCATTGCCATCGATGCCGACGGCGAGGACGTTGCCTGGATCACCCGATCCCTGGGGGGCATCGATACGGTGATCGGCAAGCTGGAAACGGAGGTGCAGGGGGCCAGCCGCATCCCCCACACCAAACTCTGGGGTGCTTCCCCCTCCGGACTGGGTGCTGATGGCCGATCAGAAGATGCCGCTTTTGCAATGGAGACGGCCCAGCAGCAGCAGGATCACCTGGATCGCCCCCTGCGCCAGTTTTACGAGTTGCTGGCGGCCTGTTCCCGCGGGCCCTCCCCCATGGAGCTGCCAGAAGATTGGAAAATCGATTTCCACGCCACCTTCGCGCTTTCAGATTTAGAGGAGGCCGAGCTGCGCTCCAAGCAAGCAACCACCGATACCGCATATATCCGCGAGCAGGTGATAACGCCGACGGAAGTCGCATTGGCCCGATTCAGCGGCGCCAAATTCTCGATGGAGACCACCCTGCTTAATCGGGAGCCAGATGGCTCCATCCCCCAGCCCGATGAGGGCACCGGACCTGATTTCGGTGGTGATCTTGAAGCAGATCCAGCCGGCGGCGACCCCGCCAGCGGCGATGCCCCGGCTGAACCCACAACATCAGCAGCACCAGCGGCGGCAGGCACCGCTGAGCTCACGCCAGAGGAGCAAGCCGCCGCGGCCAGGGGTGATGGCCTGGCAGGCGCCAGCGATCCCCGAGAAGATGGCTGTTGCTCCGCCTGCGATGAAGAGGTTGAGCAGCAGCAAAAAGACACCTCCGCACCGGAGGAAGAGCCCATCCCGGATGACGGCCAGGCCCTGGCTGCGGCCATCGCCCAGCGGATTGCCAAGCCTGGCCCTGCACGATCGCGAGGCCGCGGCCGGCCGGCCGGCGTGCGGGCCGATGGGGCTCGAATCACCGGCCGGCGGGTGGTGGCGGGCGTGCCGTTGGATGTGCGGGCCGATGGTTCCGCCGCCCTGGTGGGCCCCTACGGCCAGCCGATTGCTGGGCTGAATGCAGCGGTGGGATTTGACAGCGAGGGGCTGTGGGAGGTGCTGGGAGCTGGCGGGCAGTGGTGTGCGGTGGTGGGTGTGAACGCTGCCGAGCTGGTGACCACCGCGGCAGGGGCCAGCGCCCGGGTGAGGCGGCTGGATGGACTCGATTTGATCGCCATGGGTGTGAGGTGCGACAGCTATGGGAATTGATCGCCGCGAACAGCTGGCCGAACAGCTCAGCGAGGCTTTGCGGGGCCTGGAAGACCCAGCAATCCAGCGCATCGGCCGCATTTTTGAAGCAGCGCTGAGGGATACCGTGGCGCGGGTGTTTGAGCTGCTGGAGAAGGCTGCCGATCAGCCCGACTACAACCCCGCCAACAGCCCCGGTGCTTTTCTGGGCAGCACACCAGAAGGGCCGGTTCCCATTGAGCCGTTGCAAAAAAACCAGGCAGGGCTGCTGCTGCAGCCCCAGCTGATTCAAGATTTGATGGTGGTGCTCAATGCCGTGCCGCTCAGCCCCGAGCGGCTGGAGCGATTGAACGGGGAGCTGCGCCAGCTGTTCGATCAGGCCCAGGACCTGGGCACCAATTACGGACTGCAGCTGATTCAGGCAGATCTGGCCCCGGCCATGGTCCAGCTCGATCCCGATGGCACCATCCGCCAACTGCCAGGCCAGGAGGCAGCGGCGGCGGCGCCAGCATCGCCAGCGCTGCCTGGTACTGCCCCCCAGTCTCCATCGGGGCCTCTGATTGGTGGTGGCATCAGCCCCACCGGCAGGCGGCCCACCGCCCCAGCCCCGGCCACCGGCCCCACAGGGCCCCTGGCGAGCGGAGGCCCTGGCATCGGCCCCGATCGCCAGTATCAGGGGGGCCAGCGGCTGACGCGCCTCTTTGATCTCTCCGGGGCGGTGGTGGCCGCCGAGCGGGATTTCAAAGGCCTATCAGAAAACTACCGCCGGGAGCGGGATGCAGCGACGGATCAACACGTGGCCGCGGCGAAACACTATTACGCCAAATGGTGGGGCAAGTGGGGGGAGAGCGTGTCGTTTGAGACCGCCCGCCAAATGGCCCGGGGTCCGGACCCCAAAACCCTGGCAAAAAATCTGAAAGAACGGATCCCGACGATCAACGAGGCGTTTCAAAATCGGGCGGAAACCATCGCCCGCACCGAAACCCTGATGGCCTCCGGCGAAGCCCAAGAGCGCTGCTGGCGCAAATTGAGGGTGGGCTTTGTGCAGTACATGGCCACGTTGGACGAGCGCACCTGTGAGTTCTGCGCCCCCCGCTCCGGCTGCCTGTACTACATCGGCTCAGTGAAGAGCCCGATTCACCCCAACTGCCGCTGCCAGGAAACACCGGTGAGCCTGGAATCGCTGGTGATCGAAAACGACCTGGCGGATAAACCAGCCGAGCGGTGGGAGGCCCAGGCCAAGCGCCATAGCAAGAGCACCCTGGCCCATTTCTTCCGGGCCAATGGCAAGGGTGCCAAATTGCGGCCGGTGGGTGGTGCGGGCGATGAGCGCCTCAGCCCTCGCGATTACCCGCTGATGGAGCGCAAACAGCGGCCCCAATCCGTGCCCCGCCAAGGGCTGGGGGGTGAGGATCCGCTGAACCTGGCCGCTAGGCCCTGGCCTACAGGCGATCCGGTGTGGTGCCCCAGGCGGGGCTGGCTGGATTCAGCAGCCCAAGCCGCCTACGACTCCATCGTGCGCGAGGTGGCCGAGCTCTGAACTGGGGGCTGAATGGGGCTGCTGAGTGTCCCGCACTTGGGACACTCAAGAGGTTGGTTGTTCCGCTCCTTGGTTTGGTAGTGGCCCTTGCAGGCTTTGCAGCGCTGCCAAGCGCCTGTTTAGCTGCTGCCTGTTGCGGTCCCTGATGCAAATGTCACCGGTGCAAATTTCCCAGCAAACTCCGCCCGCGTCGTCGGCGATGGCCCTGATCTGTTCTTCCATGCCGCCTCCAAGCTGCGCCAGTCTGGCCAGGGCTGCCCAGCCGTTTTAGCCTGGCGCAGCCGATCGCAGCGCATGCAGGCCCTGATCGTTGAGACGGAGCTGGTCACAAAGCGCCGATGGCATGGCAGCATCCGCGAAGCCTGGGGCGGCCAGTGCGCCTACTGCGGCGCCACCGCTCAATCCCTCGATCACGTGATCCCCCGCAGCCAGGGCGGCCCCACAGTTCGTGAAAACTGCGTACCGGCCTGCCTGGCCTGCAACGGAAGCAAGGGGAGCCAGGAGGTTTTGCAATGGTGGCGACCACGGCTCGGCTGGACAGCCTTCAGGGAACAGCGGCTGCTGGAGTGGGTGGCGGGCAATAACAGTGGCGGAATGAGAAAGGGGCCCTGAAAGGCCCCTTCCCGTAAAGCGCTAGGGACAACTGGGGCCAACCTCGGAGGATTGGCGCCGACCAGCCGTAAGCCATCGCGCTAGGCTAAAGATAGCAGACGCGGTCGGTGGTCAGGCTGTGCTCAAACCAGCAGTGGTTAGCCATCGCCCTCCTCCTCCTCCTCCTGTTGGCCCCGCCCCATGAATCCGGGGCTCCATACGCTGTTGCGCCGACAACGTGGGCAGTAATCGGGACAGAAAGAATGCGATCTGCATAAGTCATCCATGATGTAATAACATTCCTGGCATTTCCAGATGTTCCTGGCATTGCGGGCGTTCATGGCTGCACCTCTGCATCCAAACTTTTTAAATATTGGTAGGCCTGCATTGCGGCCATCCAGGCCAGGAGTGTGCAGGGCTTCCGACGGTTAAGAGCATCATATAATGCCTGGGCAACAGCCTTCCACTCGGCTGCTTTCTTCTCAGCCTTCACCCGCAGCGCGTGCGGCGTCTCACCGTGGAGCCGCTGGACATGCACCAGGATTCGGCCCTGGGAATGAGTGTGAAACTCCAGATCCAGATAGTTGGGAGCGCTTGCCCCGTCCGCCTCCAGCAGCCCGGCAAACATTCCGGCCAACAGCTGGGGGCCGCTCCCTTGGAAGCCCACTTCGATGCCTGTATCTCGGCCTATCTGCAGCCCGGCCAGATAGGGGTTGGCGATGACCCCCTCCAGCCGTTTTACTTCGCGCTCCAGCTGGCGGATGGCGCGCCACGGGGTCAGGAGGCGGGCGATGGTGCGCATGATGCGATTCATGGCTGCACATCCCCGGTCTGGGGCTGTGGGATGGCCCAGTGGGGGAGCCAGTGGGTCCACTCAGATGAGTCACCGTCTGCAGCGAAACACAGGCACCATGCGGTGATGTCTCGGCTCCACCACCAGCAAAGGCCCTCCGCATCGCAATCCTTCGGCCCCGGCGGATCGCTCACCGGCACCGGCTCGATGGCGGGGCGGCCCCAGCGGCTAACGATGCTGGCGAACTCCCTGAAGGTTGCCCCTTCGTTGAACCATTCTTGGCTGAGCCACATTTCACGAAGCTCCTCATCCGTCAGCCCCTGCGGCACCGGACTGGCTGGCGGGGTGGCGCCCCAGCGAGCAAGGACGGCGCGGAGGCCGTGAACAGTTGCTGCTCGTTCAGCTCGCTTGGGCCAGTCATCAATCGGCCCTTCGTAGCAGTGGTCGCGCTTGGCAACGCCATAAGTGCGCAGCAGCTCATCATCGTTGGGGGCGGATCCTCGGGTGCCTGCCCCGCCGGCCAGAACATCTCGATGCTGGGATGGTGTTAGCCCATCCGAAAACGTGGGATCATGCAGCGCAGCTAGATCGACCGGGGTTGGCACGATGTAGCCGTCTGGCAGCGCTGGCTGCTGGGTCGACGCGGCTACTGCGGCCTGCAGGTCGGCCAACTGGTCAGTGCGCTCGGCGTCGGCGGCGGCGGCGGCGGCGGCGGTGGCTCGCAGGTCGGCCAACTGGTCAGTGCGCTCGGCGTCGGCGTCGGCGGATAGCTCAGCTATCACCTCCTCGCCCGCGAGGCGCCGCTGCAGCAGCCCGCGCACGATATCAGGGCGCGTGATCCCCCAGCGGCTCTCCAGACGCTGGAGCAGCGCTATTAGAAATAGATCACGGCACCGATCCCAGTCGATTGCCGCACCATCCGGCACCATGATTGGAGCGTTCAGGTCATGTTGTAGCTGTACGAACCAGGTGGGTTGTTCAGTCATGTTGAGATTGCGAGTGGATTAACTGAAATGAAATGGCCCAAACCAAAGGGTTGTCGGACCAAGAACCTTGGCCATAAATGGATTCCCACAACACTCGAAAAGCGTCAACAGCGGTGCGACCATGCAGCGCTGGTTGCGCGGGGTCAGCAGACCACCAGGCGCCAGGCTGGCCGGCCTGCGGCGGCAGCTCCGCGATACCCTCTGCCTGCGCATCGGCCTCGCTGATGTCCTGCAGCCGCTGCACCTTGACGCCAGTGACCTCCAGCGTGATGCGGGATGCCCATCGGGGCATGTGGATAGAGGCGCGCGTTTTGCCGTCGAGCATTCCTGGATTGTCGGCCAGGTACTCAGTAGTCAACGCCTTGGGCAGCTTGGACGGCGGCAGGTAGTCGTGTGCGCTGCTAACGCGCCATGACTCCCGCACCCATAAACGGTCGCCAGGTATGCCGTAAGGGCAAAAGTTGACGGCATGACTGTCGCCGGGGCGCCAAAATTTAGCAACGCGCCGCGTTTGCGTCTTGCTGCCGTTCCGCACGGAGCGGACCATTGGCGCCTGATACAGAATTGAGCGCTCTTTCACGGCGCCAGCCTCGCTTTAGCCCAGCGGTGCTGGTGATACCAGGCGGCGATCTCCGGCGCCCAGGCCTGCAGGTGGGGGCACATCAAATCGCAGAGCTGGCGAATTTCGTCCTGGGCATCGAGCTTCGCCCGCAGGTCGAGGAAGTGCAGGAAGGCCCGCAGGCTGAAGCTCACTACGAAGTGCTGGCGCACGTCAAAGGGCAGGATACTGCGGGCGTGCTCTTCGGCAAAACCATCTTCAATTAGTTTGGCATAGCGAAGCGCAGCAGTCGTGCAAAGCTCTTTATCGGCTGCTCGATGAAGTGCATCGTAGTAGTATTTCTTGCCTTGCCGGTTGCTGTAATAACCCAATGGACGAAGGTAAAAAACTTCTTCAAAATCGCGTTCGCCTATCACGTAATCGATTATCCTCCCGCCAGTGTACCGAAGACTCTGCACATCGAACGAAACCCCGACCCGATGGGTACGGGCCTGCTGCATCACGGAATGGGGAAACCATCCCACGTTGAGTACGATCTGGCCGTGCTCCAGGGGCCCGTAGTGGCCCCTCTCGCCGGCAAGTAGTCGCTTGACGCAGATCTCGCCAGCGCGGCTTTCCTCGGGCCAGTTGGCGCGGTCGTCCACCACGTAGCCCTCGCTGTAGTCCTGGTGCATCGCCGCCCAACAGACCTGCTGGGGGTTGGGGGTGGCGGCGATTAAATCAACCCTGAAACGTGAATCCATGATTAGTGCCATAGGATTGATACTGCGGCGCAGATTCCCAGGGCGAATAACACCCTGACCACTGCAGCTTGCTGCCATGAACGGTCAGCTCGTAGCGCAGCGATTGCCGCTCTGTTGGCTTCAAACTTGGCCCTGGCCTGTTGCAGCTGGTCAGCTAGCGCCTCGCCAGCTTTTACGGCTATGTCGCGCTCGGCTCGCAAAAGTAAAAGCTGCGCAGCGCTGTAAACGTAGTTGCCAGGGGCTGCGCCTTGTGCTTGTGGGTCAGTTGTCATTGCGGAGCATGGCGGCGGGGCATTGTTCCAACAATTGCCGGAACATCAATCGTTTAAATAGGTCGTCCAGCATGTATTGCCCCCACAGACCCATGTTTTCCTTGAGCCCCCATTGGATGGCGTTGACTCTGGAAACCCCCAGGCTCAGGGCTTGGCAAGTGGAAGCTGCCGAGTAGTAAGCAGCGGTGTCTACGGGGCCCGCCATGGCCGGTTGGGCGGAGCAGGCGGTCATGGCGGGCATGGCCATGGTGGAGCTGATGCAAAGGGCCAGGGCCAAGGGCCAGCGGCGGCGGGTTTTCATGGGGTTACCGAGGAGGATGGCGAATCATGGGTCCGCAGGGCAGCCAATACCTGCTGACCCACTGGGATAAGCGTGGCAGCTTTCATCTCAGGGCCTCCATTAGGAGAGTGGCTTGAACCTGCAGCCATTTGGCCTCATCGCGCAGAGCATCTTCTTCGGCTGGGAACATGGCGGCCATGGCGCTGCGGCCTTCTCCCGAGATCAACTGGCGCAGCTTGGAGCAGAGCTCAAACCCCCCGTCAGGGGTGATGCGGCCCACAAACTCCCAGGGGTGTTGGGCTCTATTGAGTGTCATAAACCTGGTATCGCGGCGCAGCTCCACCCAGGCGCAGCGGTCCTGGCTGGATCTGCGCCGCAGAATACGGATTTGATCGTTGACAAAACCTCTATCCAGCAACCAGGCCCAGGGGCCGGATGTGGCGCTGCGCAGCTGGCCGCTGATTTCCATGGCCAGATATTTCAGCCAGCCGGATTGAGCCGGCGAAAGTCCGGCACGCTGGGTAGCCAGTTTGATTGCAAAATCTCCCACCTGCTGGTGGGCGGCATGGGCCTGGAGCACGATCTGCCGGGCGTCTGCATCGGTGAGATCGCAGTTGAACCGAATGACCACGCCGGAGCGCTTTTCCAATTGAATGAGCGACATGGTGTTGTTGGGTGGTAGATGGGGCCGGACCTCTCCAGCCGCCACCGGGGCGAACGAGCCAGCAACTGGCTTTATCTATTGTACTGGATTCAGGACGAAACCAGATGGTGCCGGCACAAGCACCGGTGCTGGGCTGATATGCCTGGCCACCATCGATCGCACCTCGAACGCCTCCAGCCGCGACACGGGAGCAGGCTGAATTGGGGTGATCACCCAAATGCCGGGATTGTGGCGATCACGCACAAAATAAAAGGCGTCGTCTGGGGCCGGCCAGCGCACCCAGAACAACTGCTCCGGTGGGGTGGTGACCAGGGGGGGGCTAATCGCAGCTTTCATCACCAGCCCCCTGCTGTGGCGGCCGACCTGAACGCCTGGCTCTGGCGCAGGGCGTGGTAGTCGCGATGGATGGAAAACCCCATCAGGGCGATCACCACCACAAAAACAGGCAGGGTGATCAGCAGGGCTTCCCGCAGGGGATCGGGCTGGCGGTGGCGCTGCCTGGGGCGTGGCAAACGGGATCGACGCATGGCGAGATGGACGGACCGGTCAACCATACCGCAATCAGAATGTAAAATGGGCGTCGTTCTGCATCGTTGCCAGCCCTAGCCTGGCAACACCTCCCCGTTTCGCCCATGTCCGATCAGCTCCCCCAGCCCCTCGGCAGCATTGGCCCCGATCTTGCCTATGCGCTTCGGCGACTGGCCGATCGCTGGCTCCCAGACCATGGCCTGGTGGAGTTGCGCAGCGCCCTGGCCATTGCCGCGCAACTGGCACAAGAATCAGACAGCTCTGAGGACCTGTCCGATCAGTTGCGGGCCATCGCCAGCGGCGCGAGATCACTTGCCCCCGAGCCCAGTTCTGAACCCGATGCCGGGGCCAGCAGCAAGCCAGCCCCAGATTCACCACCTGGGCCCACCGCTGCCCTGGCGCAAAAGGCCAAAGGCCAGGCATCCCGAGCAAAATCCGCAGGGGCTTAACCGGTCAGAATGGCGCAGTTGCGGCGGTTCAGCCCATGGATGCCAAGCAAGAAATGGCGTCGATCGTTAAGGGTCTGATTGAAGAGCTGCTAAGTGCGCCCATCACGATCACAACTCTCAATAGCAATCGAGCAACAGGTGTTGTTGATGGTCGTTTCCGCTCAGGCGCACTGGTCTACGACTACAAAATCAAGGGCGAAGACGTGAGCTACAAGCCGATCACCAACCGCTAGGCCATGTCCGTTGCCACTGAATTTGACCGCCAACACCTGGCGGCATCACGCAGCTACCTGACGGCGTTCTACGGCTGGAGCGGTGCCCGGCTGGATGGGTTTCTGGCTGCGGAGCAGGACCTGGTGCGCTTTGATGCGCCCAAGAAGTGCGTGAAGGGCCTGGCCTGCGGTAATACATGCATCGCCAAGGGGCGCACCTGCCGCGCCAAGGGCAACCCGCAGAAGGCCGCCCGACTCAAGGAGCTACTGATGTTGCCGGCTGCTGGCCAGAGCAGTGCGGCTGCCATGGCCAAGGGCAATGGCGGCAAAGAGCCTATCGCTCAGCAGAAAAAAGCCAAGAACACGGCGCCACCAAAAGCCACCAGTGAAGAAAAAGCCAAAAATCAAAAGTCAAAAACAGAAATCAACGTATTAAAGGCAAGCACGACCAAGGATAGCATTACCCGAGAAATCAAAATAAAAACAGAAGACGCCGCAGGTAAACCCGTATCAGTCTACGCCAAAATTCAAGGCAAAACGAGTGATATTTCACTTAAAAAGCCAGCCCAGCGCCGTGAGTCGATAACCGATCCCGAGGCTGATTGGTGGCCGGGAGCGCTATACAATATCCACAGCAGAGTCCCAGCCCTTGGCAGACAAGTTGGGGTTAAACCCTTGATTGAGCTATCCAGCAGCGATCGTCAATCCCCATCAATTAAAGCCATAAACATAGACTTCATGACGGGTCCAAGCCGTGATACCGTCGGCTGGTCTCGCCGCCGCACCAATCTGTCAACTTCTAATAGGGCAGACGTAGCTAGAGCCGTATTCCGCCAGGCAGCCGAAATACTCAAAGGCTTGCCAGATGGCTCCCTGGTAACATGTAGCGCGTTCGCTTCTGACGGCTTAGGGGAGCAACGCATGAAAATGTACAAAGCCTTAGGCTTTCAGTTCCCAAGTGGCTCAAAGGCTAATGATAAGCCGCTCGGCATTGCATTGGTGAAAGGAGGCAAAATTGCAAAACCTCAGAGGATGGATAGCATCGAAAATGAAGACGAGCGGCTGTTCGTTGAGGCGGCATCGCAGTTGCCGGAGTTCGGAGCGCAAGTGCCGCCACACCGACAGCCGCAAGGAGCGGATCTAGGCTGATTCAGGCGGCCTGCCAGGCCGCAGGCGTTGATCGCTTGCACCGCAGCAGATTGCCGCAGACTGGCGCAGCGTTAAAACCTGCCGCCATTGCTGCCCCTTGCTCAGCTGGAAGCCCGCCTGGCGCGACTGGATTCCGCCAGCTTCAGTGCGGCGCATCGAGCACCGGTGGCCGCGGCCGTTGGGCGATCGGCGGATCCAGTGGTGCAGCTGCTGACCCAAGCGCTGGGGGAGCTGTTGCCTGGCGCTGCGGTGTTGAGCTGGGACCGGCCCCGGCCGGGCCTGGTGGCGGGGCAGATGGCAGCCGATGGGCTGGTGTTCAAGTTCCGCTGTGACGCCAATCAAATCGCTTATCGCCCCGCCTGGGATGGGCTGAGCCAGGGGCGATGGGAGGCCCGCAGCGCTGGTTTCCTGGCGACCCGATCGCCAGGGCTGCGCCTTGATGCTTCAGGGGCTGGCGGCAAAAAGCGCTGCAGCAGGGGCTACGGCTGCGGCAGCACCTGCATCAGCCTGCGCAAAGAATGCCGGGCCAGGCCGAGTAGCAGCATCGGAAAAGAGCGGCTGAAGCGGCTGCGGGAACTTGTCGCTGGCGGGGCCTCTTCCCAGCGGGGGATCGCCCCGGTGCGGCAGAAGGAGGCTGGTGAGCTGGCCGGGGCGATCGGCGCACGACGGGGCGAGAAGGCAGCCCTGCTGAAGAGCGCCCGCCAACAGGCGGCGGCTGAGAAGGCCCAGGCGGCCGCGGCCGCAGCAGCCAAGGTAGCTACGCCCCCCTCCCACACCAGCACCGGCATGGCCCCGGCGGGCACGCCCAGGGGAGATGCCGATCGGGCCGCCAAAGCAGGCGACCCTGACTATGAGTTTGCCCGAGCCTCGGCCGTGGGCAACGTCGGAGAGGATTTGAAGGGCTCCGCCCGCCACAAGCGCAACGCCTGGCGAACCCTGGCAGAAGCAGAAGCAGAGGGGACGGCCGAGGCCCTGGTGACGCGGGACAAGCTCCTGAAGGCGGAACCCCTTGATCTAACGGAAGGCATCACCAACGCCAACTACCTCACCCGCCTGGCGGGCCACTTGGCGCTGAAGGCCTTCCCTGCGCAGCCCTACACAGACAAAGCCTTCTCGGCCTACAACCGGTCCCAGATCGGGGGCAAAAAGACGCCGGCCGAGATGCGCAAGCTCTATTACGACCACCTGCAGCAGGTGAAGGGCATCATCGACAAGCGCCGGGACGACGCAGATCCCCGCAACATGCTTTCGGAAATTGCCTCGGCCACCGTCGATCGGATTAGGGCCATCAGGGGCGATCAATCCCAGGGCACCGCTGATAACTTCAATCCCCTGGCCAACTCCCTGGTGGACCTCAGCAAGAAGGCGAGCCAAGGTGGCTACGCCAAGTCGTCCATCACTGGGCAGATCAACACCCTTGGCCTCCGCCTCAGAAAGGCCAACGGCGGGAAGAGCCTTGCCGAGCTGGCCGATGTGATGCGCAACGCCACGGAGGAGGTTGTGGGTGGCGCGTCGATCGACAAGGTCACCGGGGTGCAGCGTGGCGGGGTGACCATCAACCCTGCGGACCTCTACGTGAAGCGGGCAAAACGCACCGGCGGCCGCGCCCTGGGTGTGGATGACACGCCGGCCGGATCCACGGCGGTGCTGGCCAATCGCATGGGGATGAGGGGCCTGCAGTTTGGCAACAGCGTTACTGACGATGAGCGGGCCCACCACTTGCGCAAGACCGCAGAGGCCCTGGTGGACCTGGCGGACGTGACCGGACTTCCCGATCGGGCCATCTCCCTGGACGGTCAGCTGGGCCTGGCCTTTGGAGCCAGGGGCAAGGGACGGGCCTCAGCCCACTACGAACCGGGCACAAAGGTGATCAACATCACCCGCAAGAACGGCGTCGGCACCCTGGCCCATGAATGGGGACACGCCCTTGATAACTACATCGGCACACGCGGCCGAGGGGGGCAATCGTTCCTCAGCGAGCAGACAAGCCCCATGTTTTGGAATAGCACCGGAGGCATCACCAACCAGGAAGACGATCCTGTCTGGAAAGCCATGGATGGAGTCCGCAAGGCCATTGATGAGGCCGACTTTCCGCAGACCCTGAGAAAAGGCCTGCGGGACCTTGGCGTCAAGCCGACAACCGGCCAATGGAACTACTGGACATCAGGCATTGAAGTATTTGCCAGGTCTTTCGAGCGGTACGTGCAGCACAAGCTCAGGAGCAAGGGCCAGGAAAACACCTACCTCTCCGGTTTGGGCGGTGAGAGCCCCCTGTGGCCCACCAAGGAGCAGATCGCGAAGATGGCGCCGGCATTCGATGAGCTGATGGAAGCCGTTGGCACCAACACCTTTGCCGGCATGACGCGCCGCACCGACAGCCGGGAAGAGCGGATTCAGCGGCTGATCCAGGAGGCACGCCAGGCCGCAGCCGCCAATCACCGGGTCGATGCCGTGCAGGCGGGGCTGGAGGCCGTAGGCCTGCGCAAGCAGCCCTGGGCCGACTCCCTGGAAGCCCGGATCGACGCTCTGCGTCGGAAGTGCCAGACCGGCTCAGCAGTGAAGCCCGGCCGCCGCCGCCGACAACTGCCCAAGGGCTGACCCATGGCGGTGAGCACTGACATCAATGCCCGGTTTGCAGCCCTCGGGGCCCGCATCGATGCGGCCAGGAAGC